GGAAGAGGTCGCAGATGCCCTTTTAGATGTTCTAGGCTTGAGCATAGGAATTATCGTGACGACGGCAAACGCCGTAATTGATACAGTGAACAAAGCCATCGACACCTTCAATAAGCTAAAAAGGGCCATCGCTTTTATTATCGACATAGGTGCAGACACAGATCCGGTTCCTCGCTTGATCGATCCTCAACTTGGGGATCTCATAGATGGTCGTATTGGAGTTTTGTTACTCGAAACAGATATGATTACAGTTCCAAAGCTTGTCCTTCTTAATGTCTCAACGACTGATAGAAACACAAAGCTTGCTCCGGAAAACTTATCACATTTACGTGCACTCTACTTATGGCAGACCTTTCACGCTACAAATTCTTTTGCCCCGACATCGAATTCCGCTCAAAGGTATGTTTGGAATTATGAGAAAGTCGAAATGAATTTGGCCGATGTCATTAACGTGATAAATGAACGGGCCGTGAAACTTTCAAGCGGTGAGGTGGTCGATGTGCTCTCCTGTAAATGGAATCACTCAACAAGATTGGCTACATTTGTTCTTCACGAATGGAAGCTTTACACCAACAATCTAAAAGAAGTAATTAGTGAGCCCTCAGGATATTGAAAAACTTAAGGACGATCTTTTAACAGCGTCAAAATCAGTAGGATCGTTTGCTTCAATCGTTTCGAAGCTTGGTGATGAGATTCAGGCGGATCCAGAATTCCCAGAGAGCGAGGTTGAGAGGGTTGCGGATTCAGTCGAGGAAATGAAGGTAAAGGTCGAATTGATGCAGAAAAAATATGGGAGCCTATTTAGAGAGTCTTAGTCTTATTCCAGAGAACGTCACAGGAACAAATGTTGATTACCTGAAGGCTAACAACTTTCAGCTTGTGACTGCGAACATTCAGGTTCGATTTGAAACGTGGGTTTCTATTAACGCTGAAAAGCCGCTTGAGTTTGGATCCACAGACAACTTCACAACAACCGATTGGATCGAGGCCGACTATCCGGCGTTTCAAGAGTTTGCCGTTGGCGATGTCCTCGTTGGAAATGGAACAGCTTCAAACGATGTCTCATTTACAATAACTGAAAAGCCAAACGATTACGCAATTCGAGTTTCTGGAACCGTTACGCCCGCAACCGAGATAGCCGGAAAACTACACTTGAATCAGGAGCCGTTAGGAATTCTTTTTGAGTATGGTTTGATTGAGAACAATGAAGGTTTCAACACCTTCAGTAAGGTTACAGGCGACCGAATGGCTTATGAGTACGGACACGCGACAGCGATAGGCTCAAGCCCATTAACGATGATCCCTTTAGGTCATAAGGATTGGCAGTTAGGAATTCTTGAGGGTTGCACAGTTACAAACGACACGACTATTGAGGATCGAGGCGTGTATCGCTACATTTTTACGATTGCTCAGGTTTTCATTGTTCACCCTTTCTACCTCTACACGCAACTTCTTGATATTCTCGCCGACAAAGCCCCAAAATACTGGCTCGGTATGAAGGCTCTAAGGCACGTTTGGAAGCTCAGAGGCCTAAGATCCTTACAAGATCCAAACGTCTATCAGGAGTTAATCTATGACGTCAAGAACGGTAATTCCGGCTGGCTTGATGAAGAGTACAACGGCGGAAACAAAGAATATAAGATCGAAAACCTTGTTTATTCAAACGGGGTTGGGCTTACAAGGGATGGATCCATTACGGTGACGTTCGACGTTTCAAATACAGCTGACAATACTGAAGGGCTTGCAGACTTTGTTTGCGTGAGCTTCAACCTACTCCCTGAAAGCGAAGATCAGTACAGAGGGAACGACCTCTATATGTACCAGAATTATGGGTTTGACCGAGCGAACCAAGAAGAGGGGGTTGCCGCAATAAACGGTGAACTTTTTGGAACCACAAACGAGGTCATTAAAACAGTAACAGTAACGGCGGGATCCGGAAAGGTGTCGGTTTCTGCGGTGTTCGATTTCGGAACAGACGTGCAGGCGATTATTGACGCATTAGTTGATAAGCGGTATATGATAACGGCCTATGCAGTAGCAGCAGGCCAAACGCCTCAATCCGCAAATTATGTTACGCTCCTTGTGGATCTCAACACCATTGAATACGATCTACCCGCAGCTACTATCGACGCGACAACTGAATTATTCTACCACGATCAGAACGACTTCACCGGCCCTGTGACAACGCCTGAATTTAATATTGAAGATGAGATTGTGGCCCGAACTGAAATTCTTCTTGATCGCGCAGATTATGACGTTCAGATTGACAAAATAAGGGGACAGGTTGTTATGGTTAAATCGGGTGAGTCAGACGTTGTGCTTCTTGAGAAAGAATACAATCTCGCTCCTCTTCCATTGATTGGTGATGTCCGGTTCATAAGCTCCGTTTCCGCAACACCGTTTAAGGTTCTTTCGACTGAGATCCGCGCAGAGTATAAATGCGAACGGGACTCAAGTCTCGACGCAGGGAATGATTACGGGTACACTCTTCAGCACCCGTTTCTCCTTCGTTGGGCTGAATGGGATCAACTTTCTTTGCCTTTCAATCCGGCAGACTTTCTTGACACCGCCGAACCTTATAACGGATTCAATCAGGATTGGTACAGGCTTTCTCAACTTTCCGGATGGTCGTTTTTCTATCGAGTTTCAGTTGATATTTCTGTTCAGGGATCCTCTCAGGCTAGTGCACAAAAAACCATAGACACAGATACAGCCCTGACTTTTGCATATTACGACGGGAACGCCGATTGGGGTAGCGGAACCATTGAATGTTATGACGGCGCGACTCAGTTGGATTACGGGGGACAGCCTTACATTATGAGTAAGTTAGGTGGGAAAAACACCACAATTAGGGCGGAATTCACCTGGCTTGGCGCAGGAAACCCCTTGGCAAACGATATTTGGATGGAGATTCGAATTATTCCAAAGGAAGGCGGCAACCACATATCGAACGACACGGCCTCATCTGTCTATGATCGAAGTGGGATTTCGATGCTGTCAGGCGTTGGAGGTAAAATTACACTTTCAAACCCGTCAGGGTCGATTCTTCGCGGTGAGTGCGAAGTAGATTACACCAAGCTGCCAGCCGGAATTCAGGAGTTCACGATCTCCGCAAGGGTCGGAGAGGACTCGACTACACTTTAATTGTATATTTTTGCCGTATGAGTAAATGGGGTGAGGTAATTAAAGTTGATGCTCTGGTGATGGATTCAATACTTGTGTTTCCAGACCTACCTATAAACGAAAACCCCTTCAAAAAGTGCTGCTACAAGAACCTTGTTCTCGCGGATCCGGTCGACCCCGACACTTTTAAAAACGATACTAAAGGCGTTCTGAAGTCTTTTCCAAAGTCCTACACGGCGGTTATGGAACTTGAGAAATACACCTCCGGAGCGTGGGCCAAGGTTGCGGATCTCAACACAGACGCATTAGGAACCTATTACGCTCAAGGGTTTGCCACAAAAGGCAACAACGATTTGATTGGGTATTCAATATCTTGGCAAGCCGTTCTCCTCGCACATAGCACCGGAAAGTATCGAGTCAAATTCGACCTATCCACTATTGAACTTTATTCTGAAGAATTCTGTCTTGAAGTTTTCTCAACAAGGGCCGCAGATCAAACGGTGAGAATCGACTACAAACTCGATAGTGTAATTGGATCCGAATTCAGCCAATCGACAAGAGATTTCGCAGGAATAGATTGGTGGACGCAGATCCGGTTAAACGACGCAATCTTTGGGTACAAGAAGGGGCCAATCGAAGTCGAGGCTTCAAGGTATCAGGATGGCTTCGAGCGAACCGTTGGAAAGGAGTACAACGAGGAGTATCTTTTAATAATTAAACGCCTGCCATTCGCCCTGCACGACCTTTTGGTTTATGACATACTTCAGGCTGACGAAATCAAGATCACCGACTACAACTCTCGCAACAATTCCGGATCCTACATCAACAAAGAGGTTGAGATCACAGGAAGTTATGAGCCAAATTATCGAGGTACGCGGCAGCAGCCATCCGTTGAGCTTACGTTCAAAGACAGATATACAAACCGCAAAAAACTCTACTCATAATGACGGCTCAAGAAGAAATTCAGATCGAAAGAAAGTGGCACGACAGAATAAACCTCCTTCAAATGCTTGTTGGGTTGGTCGTTGGCTTTGTGGTTCTTGGCACTTGGGTTGGGGCTGTTGAAGTTCGATTGCAGAGCGTTGAAGAATACAGGGCGGGAAGCGAGCCTACACGAATTGAGGCCATCAAAATACTTGGGATGCAGCAGCAAGCATTGTCAAGGTTATCAAGCGACTTTAATAAGTTTCTTATACGATATGAGAACGACAGGAAAGAAGATGTGATCTACAAGATTCAAGAGCAAAAGAACATTCAGGAGTTCTATAAGATGTATGACTTAAAGCCAAAAAAATAAAGATGGAATTGAAGGTTCTTAGGTACTCAGACAATGGATCCGACACGCTTGGACTCCTGTTTGTAGATGGTCAATTTAACTCGTACACCCTTGAAGATGAGCACAGGGATGAGAAGGTTCGCGGGGACACTCGAATTCCAGAGGGCCGTTATCAGATTGTTTTTAGGAAAGAAGGTGGGTTTCATTCTCGATACGCAAACAAGTATGGATCGTTTCACAAAGGAATGCTTCACATCATAAATGTTCCAAACTTCGAGTACATTTTAATTCACACCGGAAATCACGAAGGGCATACGGCTGGCTGTTTATTGGTTGGGGACTCGGCAAACGACAACTCACGCGAGAAGGGTTTTATCGGATCCAGCGTACAGGCTTACAAAGAATTCTACCCCAAAGTAGCTGAAGCACTCGAATGCGAGGAAGAGGTTTGGATTACATACGTTGACCTTGAGAGGCTCGTCAACACAATAAATTTGTAAATGGAATATCTAGCAGCAGCAGTCTTGGGAGCTTTGCTTCGTGAGCTTTACTTCTACAACAAACATCAGGCAGACTACGAAGTCAAGTCTTATTGGAAGGATCGCTTTGACGACCTCCTTTTTGGGGTTGGATCTGCAATACCTTTAGGCGTTTGGGGTGGAGATCTCTTTAACATAATGGCCGACTATGCGATTGCAGAGGATATAAATTGGCTTTTTATTGTCGGTAATTCGTGGCATCCTGTTTGGGCTTTCGTTTTTGGGCTAATGTCCTCAGCTATTGTTGGGTGGGTTATTGAAAGCGGATGGAGTTCAATCGTTGGACGATTCAAAAAGAAAAGTGAGTGACCGGAAAAACCAACTGATTTTTCTGCTGATCCTTCTCTTGGTGGGCGTGGTCGGTGTTATTTTTTGGCCGTCAGGAGGGTTGTACTTCGAGCGCGGAAAGTTAGAAGGGCAAAACGCGATTCTTCAGGAGGAGGTTAAGGAATTAGACTCACTTATGCTCATAAGAGCTTACGAGATCGACTCACTTGAGAGATCCGGAACCGACAAGCTTGAAGAGGTTAAACTACTCGAAGAGAAGCTTAATGATGTTCAACGCTATTACAAAAAACGATATGCAACAATTCGGAACGCAAGCCCTGATAGTGCTATTTCTGTCGCTCGGTCTATCCTTGACGGGTACAGCACAGATTAACGAGGAAGATGCTCGTAAAATTTGGCATATGCACGAAACGATTCAGGCCTGTGACTCAACTCACGCCGTAAAGGATTCAATAATCACATCACTAAATGAGGTTGTGGAGATTAAAAGCGGAACAGTTTTTAAACTAAAGGAGCAGTTGATCGATCAGACGGCAAAAAGCGACAAATTTGTTCGAATAATTGCGAACAAAAATGAGGAGATCTCGTTACAGGATAAAGTGATCAAAAAAGAGGCAATGAAAAAGAACCTCTACAAAGGTGGTGGGGCTTTGATCGCTGCTTTTCTCATCTTCTCGGTCATAACGCCACTCTAAAAAAGAGCCACTTTTCCGGCTACTTTCTGAAAATTCGCCTATCTTTACGGAGAATCAAGCGAATGAGTACACCCTATAAATTACAAAAATCTAAAGCTGAAATCACCGAAAGGCAGATGGACGACGTAGGATATTTGCATTGTGAAAACTGCGGCTCAAGTTGTGGGCCGTTCAACGACCATCACATCATTTACAGATCTGAGGCTCGAAACCACAAGGAGGTGCACAACATTCAAAACTTGATCCGAGTATGTGCAAGCCCGAAGCCAAATAACTGCCACGATTGGTTTCATTCGAGAAAAGCGAACAGGGAAGAATTAGTGGAGGAGCGAAATTTAAAACAGCTATTTAATGAATAAAGTAATCTTGATAGGCAACGTGGGGAAGAATCCAGAAGTTCACTCTTTTGAAGAGGGCAAGACCGTCTGCCGGTTCTCTTTAGCCACAAGCAAAAAGTATAAAAACAAGGACGGCGAAAAGGTCGAGCAGACCGAATGGCACAGCATTGTCTCTTGGAGGCATCCATTGAATCAGATCCTTGAGAAGTATGTCACGAAGGGGTCAAAGCTTATGATCGAGGGCGAGATCTCAACGCGATCGTTTGAAGATTCAGACGGGAACAAAAAGTATGTGACAGAGATAATTACAAACCAAGTTGAGTTTCTTGGAGGGAATAAGGCAGAGCCACAGAGCGCAGGACAGCCAACCTTAGAAGAGGACGACTTACCATTTTAAATTATGAAGAAATCAGTCATTATAGCGATTTGGGACGGCGGCGTTATCGAGTGTTACAACACTCTGTCAAAGTTCCTAAAAGACAACCCGCAATTCAGTCGAGATAAAATCGACTGGCGTTGGCGGATCAGGGGTGAAGATTATGAAGGACACGGATGCCGACTCAAAAGGCTTCCTATTATCAGATAGAATACTATCTTTGGCCTGTTCATCAGCCGATGGACTTTGTTTGACGACAAAAAAGAAGCTCCCACTTAGGGGGCTTTTTTCTTTTATATTCCGAAAAATTCCGTACTTTTACAGAACAAACGTCAAACATTCACGGATCCAATCCGTATCATTTAAATTTCAGAAGTATGAATCACAGCAACACACCGGCTCCAATAATCACGGAGTCAGAGTTAAAACGCGCAGACACCAACGTTCTCAACTTAGATCAGATGAAAATGTTGTTGCAGAAGACGCCATCGAGCCACGTTTATAAACGACCGGCAAAGGGCGGTGGTGAATGGTCATTCGTCACAGGGGTATATGTCAAAAAGGTTCTAAACATTCTATTCGGGTTCGATTGGGATTTTGAGGTCGTAGGCTTCGACGTAAGGGCCGGACAATGTATTGTTCAGGGAAAGCTAACGTGCCGGTCAAAAGGTCGGGTGATCGTCAAGCATCAATTCGGAAGGGCCGACATTAAGTACAAAACGGTTTGGGATGAGAAGCTCAATCGGAAAGTTCCAACAGATCAAGAATTGGATCTCGGGAACGACCTTAAAGCTGCCACTACTGACGCACTTAAGAAATGTGCAAGTGAGTTAGGGGTAGCGAGTGACATCTATGGAGCAAAAGAGTTTCAAGAGGTGAATTTAATGCCGGACGATTATGACGAAATTCCAGAGGATCTCTTGGAGCACATTAAGAAATGTAGAAGTATTGAAGATCTCGATCTTTTAATTGAGTCAGAGCCGGATCTAAAAGAAAACAAGGCTTGGACGCAGCTAGTAATTAAGCAACGCAAACTAATTCACAAGAGTAATGCTTGAGAGAATGACAGAGCAGCGCAGCGAGGAGTGGTACGAGTCTCGCAAGACCAAATTCACAGGGTCAATGTTTCCAATCCTAATGACCAACGATCGATCAGGTAAGAATATGGGTAAAACGGCCCTCAACTACATTAAGGTAGTAGCCGCAGAACATATTACACGATACAGGCATATTGTTGGGAGCGCATCAATGAGTTGGGGCATAGATAACGAAGAGGAGGCTTTTAACCACGTCAATGCATACTCAGGTAAGGTGTTCGATCCGACTTCCTTTCACGTTTACAGGGGGCCGGATAAAAGGCTCCACAACGTAATTGGCGCCACGCCTGACGGGATCAACGACACGATGGTTCTAGAAATCAAATGCCCATACAACCACCAATACCACTTTGACAGGGTCATAGATCCGGCAGAATTCTTAAAGGAAATAAAATGGCAAGTAGTCGGGGAGATGATGTGCTCAGAGCGGAACAAAGCTCTGTGTGTGAGTTACGACCCAAGGTTCGACGGGAAGTATCGAATGGTTCAAAGCGAGGTAGAGCTTATTGAATCAGACGTAGATCTTTTGACCAATCGGATCTTAGAGGCAAAGGTTATTTTAGACGACTTACTCAATAAATTCAGATCAAAATGATGAAACCTTTTTTTACAAAAAGCACGACGGTTAAACGTCGAACAATACCAATTCACAAAGCCTATCTTAACTACTACAATCGTTTCCTTTTTTGGAATCTGTTAAACCAACGATGCATAGTGGCGGCGAAAGACTTTGGATCTCTTCAGGAGGAGTTAATCAATATGGGGTACCGAAGTGTTGGCTATCACATTTGGACAAAAGCTTCAGACCCACCAAATAATTGGATCCAAGTAAGTGAGGATCTCGCAACTGAAATATCAATCGCCGCAATGAAAGAAGCCGGCATCTTATTAGATTAATTATGAAAACAACTATTGAAACTTTAACGCAAAATCACGCTTCACTTATGCAAGAGAAGCTTAGAATTGAAATGGTTTTAGGGAATGAGGATCCAGAGCC